GTGGAACGGATCCGCATCACTACGCGACTGTTCACTGGAATGTACAGCGGGAAGGACCAGGACGCGAATGCCAGTGACCCGCCGAACGCGATGTTTTGCGTGATGACCGCTTCTGATCCCGATATCCCGCGGCCTAAGTCTAATAGCGCCTGGGTATTTTGGGCCGCTACCGCCCAAGACGTTTTACCCATGAATAGCCTAAAGCCGGACACAGGGAACGTGACTCCCGCATGCAGCTGTATCCAGTTACCGAGCCCGTTAGCCGCACCCGCGGTCACGGTGGTCATGAGCGATGTAGTCGGGATGTGTCCGCCCATACCGTTGCAGCCCGCATCGGAGACAAACCATGGCACTTAGGCCGACCCCCACCCGGCCTGCAAATCAATATCTTGGAAACTAAAACGATAACGGTACGGGCCTAACATCTGCCCGATTCGGCCCTGCATCGCTTGGGAATCGTTGGCACTGAGAGAGGCCCACGCTGTGGTTAATGTGGAGTCGTTAACTAGATCCACCACCCGGTCTATGGTGGTGACAACAGGGACGGGCACATAATTCCGCGCGGTGGTATCCCACACTACTGAGGCGTCTGGCTGGCTGCCGAGCGTGAGAACGTCGGTGCCCGAGGGCAGCGGTAGATCCAAAGTGGTGCCCAGGGAGATCAGCGCACCGCTTGTAGTATCAAAAAGGGCGTACCAAAGTACTTGCGGGACAGCCGTCGTATTGCTGTAGGGGATGGTTTTCGCTTGGAGTGCGTAGCTACGGCCTAACCGAGCCAACCCGGCCACCTCCTTTTTGAAACTGGTACGGTTGCGTGCTAGCGGCGACCGGTAGGTCCCAGCTCAACCCTCGAACCAGACCACCCAGCAGTAACAGTTTACGGCCACTGGAGCGGTAACCCGTACACGCAAAAACTTACTAACCGGGACTTGTGGTTCGTTGTCTAGTGGCCACTGATAGGAGTACTGGTTGGTAGGCGCGATAAACTGCACATCAAATTGCCTGGTTGTGGTGATGGTGCCCTCTGCGGTTGCGGTGTATCCGGTGGCTGTGGTGCCCAGTGTGACAAGGGACGCAGGCGCATTTGGATCGTTATAAGGCTGGACCCCAGCCGCGACGTGCGCGGTAACAGTGGCAGCCACATCGGTTTGCATCAATTCACATCGAATAGGGGTCGCGGCGGCGGAGCCATCAAACGAAATAGACCATGCTTTAATGGTGAGCGGCCGCGTCGCCGGAGGAGCGATTTGCAGCATCGTTTTGACGGCAGAACCGGTGGTGACCGGTGCGAATGCGGCGGTCGTGGGCATGGGGCCATTACCGGCCCAATACAGATCAGGCAACTTAGTCTACCCCATTTACCGCTCGTAAGACCGTCGCACGGCCTCTTGGATGAGTAACAGTCATCATTCACCCGGCGACAGACCGGCAACCGCACTAAACACATTGGTCGCGACAGTGGAATTAACAGTGAAATTTAGGTTAGTGTCCGTTTCCATTTTCTGTACCGTGCCAGTTGCACCACCGACACCGTTACCAGCCCAGGGAATCGAAAACGTGGTAGTGTTCAATACCGTCACGACCCAGGTACCGTTAGCGTTGGTGTTCACCAGATGATTGAGAACCTCCACCACATCACCAGAGGTGTATCCATGGACCGGTGTAGTAATCACGATTGGGTTAGCGTTAGTTGATGATGTGATCGTGACTGGGGCAAACCACGAAAGCGACAGCCCAGGGTCAGCGGCCACTGCCGCAACAAACGACGGCAGATAAGAGTCAGGATTAGTGAGGATGCGAGTGGCTAGCTGCCGACGTTTCCACCAGGCGTTAACGCTTAGTGTGCCTTGCGACTCGGTGGCTACATTCATCGCGGCCTTGACCATGGCCGCTCGAACCCGTGCCTGAAATGACACATCGTTCACGAGCTGCGCGCCTTGGGCTAACGTCAACGCCATCGGGAACTCCCCTCATGCGAGCTCGGTTAATTACCAATAGTAAGACCGATTTAGGGCCTCTTGGACAAAACGCCTTGGTGGAGACGATGGTTGCGGAATGAGTAACCCGATAAAAGCTTGGCGACTCCAAGGTCCAGCAGCAGCATTAGAGGTCGCAGATTGGCTCTGATTAGCGGCGGTCACCGCGCCATTAGTGTCCGTAATGGCGAGGGCAGGGCTGCCATTACCAGTGAGCGCGCCTTCGACATCAACTCGTAGAGTGCCGTTGATGCTGGGTGATCCGGTGAACGTGGTCCAGGTATTCGCCCAACTGGCCGTTGACGCACTGAAAGCACATACTCGCCAAACATCCGCTCGCGTGTTCGTAATCGTTGATGTACTAATCGGGCTACTTGTGGAAGTGGTAACACCGTGCCCTACAAAAGTATCCGCCACAACCAGAGTATTAACCGCACCACGATACGCAGCGACCGTAGTGGCCCAGCCGTACCAGCCTACGCTGCACACTATGCCGGAAAGCGTCTCACCCGCTGTTGCTGATCTAATGTAAACATTTAACACGGAGAATCCACCCGCTGGATCCTGATAACTCGATGCATCCACCTGGGTCCAACCGGATGGCCACGTCACAGTACCGCCCAGATCGCCAGGCTGACTAGTCCGAAGCAAGGTTCCTATCAGCAGGTCGCCCGTGTTGACACTCGCTGGAAGCGTTAGCGCAGCCGTTGTTTCAGTGGACCCGTTATTTGAGGCAATGTTGATGTACGAGATCGCCACCCGTCACCGGCCTTAATTTAGTGAATAATTAAACGCGAGTGAAAGATGATAAGTTAATTGCCTCGGAGGATGCCCCCTGTTACAGATCCTCAAACCCCAAGTTGTCCGAACCACAGTCAAGACACCGCATGGCCGCGCCCTTACCATGATTACCCCACCGCAGCTGTAGATTACTCGGGTCGTTATTGGTCTTGTCTTTGCTGTTCCTATGGTGCACGGTCTCATACCGTGTCAACGGTCGACCGAGCTTGCGCGCCATGACCAGCCGATGCTCGTAGACATACCCGTTAGTTTGGGTCATACAAAATAGCGGATCATCTATGTCGAGGGCAACCAGCGCATATCCTCGTTTAAGTGTGCGTCCTCCGCGCCATGAGGGACTTTCGTCGCGTGGGCACGAACCAGGTAAGCGAACTATCTGCATCAATTCACTACCAGCATCAAGGTCAGCTATCGTTAAGCCAAGACGCTCACGACACACATCGCCCACTGTGCCAGGATGCAGCCCTACTGTTTCGCCTATCTGCCGGTATGATTTACCCGATAGTCTTAGCTCACGAATGGTGTCGACAACATCATCAGCCAGTGGGCGTAATCCGAGAGGGCGTCTAGGGATGCCTCTGTTCTGTAAGATGGTGCTGACATTAGGAACCGAGCATCCGTAATCCTTCGCTAATGTTCTGAGACCGTCCCCATCAGCGTAGCGCGACACTATCTGTTGCTTTTGCTGCTCGGTGAGCTTATTAGGGCCACTGTCTCGGATAATGTCTGGGTCATGTTCTTTGATGATGCGCAAGACTGTAGGCACTGAGCACCCGTAATCAATGGATATCTGTTTGGCTGTCTCCCCTGCAACATAACGCGAGACCATTTCAGCTTTCTGAGTGGCGGTATAGCAGCTCCACCGACCGTGGGGTCGAATTACATCAGGATCAAGGTCTTTAATCAATCGAGAAACAGTCTGCGGTGTACAGCTGTAGTCAGTAGCAATTTCCGTCAAGGTCTGCCCAGTTTTGTACCGCATGATCATATCAACTTGCTGGTCAGCGGAGAAGCTATATCGTGTCATGCATCGAGTGTACCACACTGTAACGACGTTTAATTTATCCTCTCAGTAACTCCAGATTCGGGGCCCAAAACGATCATAACTTAACTATCACCGCTGGTCAGACCCACTGTAGCGAGTGATGTCCGTTATGCGGCAATTGGGGTGAATGCGAGGGTAAAGGTCGTAAAGTTGAGCGTGCTGCCGTTGATCACTGCCTGCGAAACGGACAGCGCAGCGGATTGCAGGAAGTTACCCGCCGAGGACGCATCCCATAGCGAGATATGGGAGATGGTCTCCGAGGTGGTCATCGAATAACCGGACAACGAGGATAGCGCCATGGAGCCACCGGAGGGCGCACCCCAGACAATCGCGTTGCGCGTCGTGACGGCGCTGGCGTTGCTCGCCGCCGAGGCGCCGGGGTCACCGATGTGTAGCTTGACGTATACTGCGGCAATGGCAGTATATGCGGTGTTGCGAAATACGTTGAGATAGCTGTTTGCCGTTGCCGAGGCAAGTCCTACGGTCATCGCCTATCCTCCTGCCTCAGCTGATCCATGTGCATGGGTTGATTGTTCTCATCAAGCACCGGCCGGCCATACTGGTCAAGGATGATGCCCGGCGGGTGGATTACCTCGGTCTCGATGAACATCTGTAGTTGAAAGCCCGATGGGAATAGCATAATCATTCATCCTCGGTGTTAGTGCCGTCTCCTGGCGTTTGTGCGTCCAGCGGTGGGATGGGGTTGCCGTCTGCGTCATAGGTGGTGCCCGGCGGATGGACGACCACAGTGTGGACGATTGCCTGCGGCTGTGACTCGAATGTCATAGCAAACCCCCATCAAGATTGTGTGGTGGCGTCATAAGCTAGCTCGTAGACCTCATCCACAATGCGTGACTTATATCCGGTTATCGGGTCGGTCAGCTCAGCCTGGAGAATGACCAACGGCGCCAGCCAGTTTAGCGACTGGGTAGGGGTGATATGGATCTGTACCAGATACGGATCGACGCCGCCGGCTATGATGGTGCCTTCAGTACCGGTCGGGCTCGTATCCCATTCCGCGATAACCGGATTCAGCATACGAGAACGCATAGCCCGCATATACTGCGGACGACCCCGTACATAACGCTCGTACGCCGCGCGCGCGGTGGCATGCACCGAATACCCTGTGACATCGATGGGATTACCGGTACGTACGTCGGTAATGTCTCGCGCCTCGATCCAGCAGTCCTCACCGGCTCGGATAACTTGCGCATTTTTCATCGACCATCACCTATTCAGTAGTAATGGCGACGTCCGCCGATAAAGGACCCTGCAACGCCCTGTCTGATTGCTTTCGCTGGCATTAGAAATCGCCGATCAGGGTATTTGGACCAACGTAACTTACGACCAAGGACGTCGGTACCTGGGCCGTCAAGTTCCCGGTGCCGACCTGACGAATGAGCGTGCCACAGAAGTAGTCCAGCTCAGCCGCAGTTGTTTTATACAGAATAGCCATATACCCGCTGTTGTTCTGTGTCGCATACACACCCAGCGCAATCGCCGATCCCAGCACCGTCCCGGACACGCTGGTCAATCGAACTCGCATCAGCCCATCGGACGCCGCGACGGACGCGGCAAAGGTCAGGTTGTACTCGATCAGATAAACGCTGTTCGCCAGCAACGACAGGGTCTGGGTGTCGACCACGATGCTCTCGATCGTGTTGATCGCAGAACTTGCCGTGGTCCGTCGCTTACCGCCCAAGACCCCGGTCGCATCCACGGCCAGTGCCAGCGCACCGATCGCGGCCGGACCGTTCGGGGAATCACCGAGTACCGGATAGGGCAGGCCGAATTTAGGGGTAGTGGTGCCCACGATCACCGCCTAACGGACGTAGGTTCGTTGCGTGATCGTGCGAACTAGACCGAATACGTAACTTCGAGATAAGGTCTCAGAGCAACCGAGAACCCATACCCGTGAAACCCGGTCGCGGCTCGACCGAACGAGGTCGGGGTAAGTCCTATCGCGTTATATCCGGCCAATATCCTGTTCAGGTAGCTGGATGAACCGCCCTCGTAAAGAACATCGATCGAGTTCCAGCTGTTGACCGCCCACAGCTGGTTAACCCCGAACCCTATATTGGTCGGGTTGTAGGTGGCCGGCACGGTGGTGTTGAGTTCTGCCCAACCTTGGAAACTACCCAAGGCGTCCTCGGCCTTGATGCAATACAGCCACAGCCGCGCGGTGAGCACACTGGCCCCAGCCAGATCAGAGCGGATGGTGGACCCGGGAAAGATGAGCATGGAGCGTTCGTTGCCAAACGTCCGGTCCGGGAAATCCCCAAAGTACACGTTATTGTCCTGATCCGGCGAGCCGATCGGGTTTCCGTTGCTGTCATAGGACCGGCTTGCGGTACACGCGTACTGTTTGATGTAGATGGTCGCTCCACTGGCCGAGCCCAGATCAGAGATCCGCAGCCAGGATCCGGCCTGCAAGGTACACGGCCCGGTACCAGCCGAGCAGGCGAATCGCAGCTGAAGTAGCCCAGCAGTGTCGGTAGTGGCAAACCGGGCAGTAGGTTTAGCCACCGCAGAATGGCCGAATCCAAAGCTGATCTGAGTGTTGGCGTCCCCATAGTCCAGGATTGTGTCGAACAGTGGATAGTCGTCGGTGCCCGTGGACACGTCCCCGCCAGCATTCCATTTAGCTAGCATGTTCGACGGCCCAGCCCAGGCCCACTGAATGTGTGAAGACGTGGTCGAGTTGTAGAACAGCACACCATCGATGCCGTACTTGGTATTGCCGGCGACCAGGAAGTTAAGCACTCCAGCGTCTTGTAGTGCGGTGCTCGCCGATGTCACATCCGCGGGCAGCTCGCGGTACCGGATCGGCGCTAAGTTGATATCGCCCGCGTTGGCCAGCATGCCCATAATGATGTAACCGGACGGGCTTTTTTGGAGCAGTACCAGACCCGTGGTCAGCCCGATCGGCGAGACGCTGGGTAGGTTCTGGTAGGTGACCTGACCGACGACCACTGTGTTGGTGAGCGCTACCGGATCCCAGGCGGTCATGGTGCCACCGGCCAGGTTCTGTACCAGCGTGGGATCCGGCGGCGTCGGCGGGGGCGAGATGAACAGCTTGGTTAGGCTGAAGGCGTCGGGAACGGTCATAGGATCCCCAGCCCCAAACTGAGACCTTCGGTCGCGGTCGGGATCCGAGTGATGATCTGGCCCGGCTGGTCCGCGGTCAACGGGATGATAATCGTGTCGATGAAACAGCGGAACGGTTTCAAGTCCGGGCGCATGATGACATCGATCGGGTCGTTTGGCTCGAGCGCTGGGTTGCAGACCACTTTCAGGGTATGGGATAGCGGTAGTGCAATGTAGCGACGAAGTAGGACTTCGCCGGCGAGCTCGACGTCGGCGTCGGTCTGGAGCAGGGGACTGGAGTAGTAGGTCGGGGAAGGTCCAAAAATGTAAGGGTAATCGGTGCGGTTATACGCGATGGGCGATGCACTGTCGGAGTTATAGGTAATGATAAAGTCAGTGATCGAACTCGGGTCGCTGCCGTAGGCTGTGACGATATTGTGCACGTCGGTCCTGGCCACCGAGCGCTTGGTGGAGATAATGTTTCCGCCTGCGCCGGCGGACAGGGTCGCTACCGCGTGGTCGAACGCGAACTTGAGCGAGTACACCAGTAGTTCGCCAGCTTTGCTAAACCGGAGAGCCGAATAGTAGAATTTGATTAAGTCCGCCAGATATCCGTATGCATCATCTTCCACTATCTGATCGCCGATGATCGTGGTCGCATCCGGGTCGTAACCCTGCCACGTGATAGGCACCCGAGCTCGTAGGTACATTCCATAGCCGTCCGGCGACAACCCCGGATACTGCGCCTGTTGAGGGATGGCGATGCCGTTGACCAGCCGCTGGAATACGCTGCGATGACTATCTCCGTTGTTTAGCGGTAAGGGGAATGCAAGCTTGTTCTGCATGAGCTGAGCCGTGCGGTCTAAGCACGTGATCTGAACTGGGCCGTACGGGGCATTGTCCTGGGACGCCTGCTCGATACGGTGGAATCCAAGGGGTACCCATTCTACGTCACCAGGGGCGAATTCTATGCCACGCTCGACGAAGACCTCGGCGCCATACGGCTGCACCTTATCCCAGTACTCGCCGGGCACGGTCAATGTGAGCGTGCTTTTGATATCGGAGAGCGCCTGGATCGTCACGTTGCCTGAGATGACGGGGATTACCTCACCTGTCGGGTTGTAACCGAACTGCGGGACAGGATTCGGAAGGCGGGCCCGAACGGCCACCTTGTGAGGTCCACGCAGTGCAGCTTTAAACCGGTCACTGACAGGCCACATGGGGGATGTGCACCCCCGTTAGTTACACAGCTCTACTCCAAGGACGGTGGCCTCATGACCAGCCAGCTGGGATCGGGGTTGACGCACTGACTACCGTCTGAATGCCACGGGTGTGCTCGCTCCGGACAGGCGGGACAGCACAACGTCAGACCGTGTCGATTGTTCTCACACCGCTGACTGTGCTCAGAACAACAGAACATCAGTGCCCGACCAGAACATCGGCCGGCGAGCCCCGAAGTGTTAACACCGACGTCCACGAAGCCTGAGCAGCCACTACCGCGTTCCAGTCCAGGTACTGAGTAGTCAAGGTCGCCCAAGTGCTCTCCTGGCCCACCAGCGATAGGTCTGGTTGCATGACTTCCGTCAAGGGCACGGTAAACGCAGCCTTGCGCGAGTTATGCGACGGTCGCAGATAGGTGTAGGTCCCGATACTGAAATAGGACGATTTCAGCTGGACATTGGCCGGAATGTGTAAATACACTACGCCTCCCACCGACAACGCCAGATCCAGCGCGGCGATCTCGGCGTCGGACTCGGCCCACAGACTCACCGTCACCGTCCGCGGGGAGGCAAAGTCGGTGACCGCCAGCGCGTCGCGCCGGGACACCACCGAAAAGTTACCGATGCGAGAGGTCCGCTCGAACTCAGCCCAGTCGGTCAGCAATACCTGACGGTTCAGATACGGCGCAGCAGGGAACTTGAGCCACACGTAGGCCAGGTTGGGCACGATCGCAGCACTGGTACGAGTGACAAAATCAGCGTTGCGCAAGGCCACCGCGGCCCCATAGCTGATCGCGGTAGTGCCGCCGGTCACCGCGAAGGCCCCGGATGCACTGCCGGCTGGCGTGGTCAACAGCTGGTAGTCCCAGACCAGACCGGCGCCGGTCCCGACCGCGGACGGCGTGTCCCCGATCTCGGCGGTGGCCCCGGCCAAGGTAGCCACCGATGTCCAGCTGGCCTGTTTCCAGCCCAGATACAACACGGCGGTCCAGGTACTCTGGTAGCCGGCGAGCACCGGGTAGTCGATGTTTTGTCCCGCCGGGTTTTTCTGGTAGGTCACCGCGGCCGGGGTCCGTTCCAGGTTGCGGAAACAGGCCATCTGAGCGATCACATCAGCGCCGGCCGCGCCGCCGGTGATGGCCACGGTAGGCGCCGATTCCGACGCGGCGGCACGCTTGCCAAACAGCGCGATGTTGTCAGTTTGCAGCGTGACGTTCCAGCCGGCGGGACAGACCACCGTGCCGGTACCGGAGTTGCGGATCGCGGCCCAGATCACCAACATGTCACCCTCGAGGTATCCCGCCGGCACGGTCGGGGTTACCGAGGCGTTGTTGGCCGTGACCGCAGTTGAGCTGGCCACGAACGTCGGCAGGCCAGTGTCCACTGCGGACACCCGGTAGTAGTTGACCACGCCGGGGGAGAACTCGTAGTCATACAGGCTCGCCGAGGTCGCCACGATGGGCACCGCCGAGCCGCCGCGCACGGTGGTCCAACTGATCTGGTCGCGGCTTACCTCAAACCAGGCCACGTCGGCCGCCGCGGGCAGGGAGGCTGCGGTCAAAGTAACGCGTGCGTAGGTCGGGTCATAGGTCGCGGTCAAGGTAGGCATTAGTTCGGCGACCTAAAACAAAACCACGATAACGTTATATCTCGAACGTCGAAGTATAGGGAACGTTGTATGTTCTGCATCTAGTGCAAGTCCCCTCGGCCCATCCGGGCGCCGACTGCGGCCTCGCTCACCATCCGGTGCACCTCACTGCGCACGATCTCGCGTAGCTCGGTTTCCCCGATCTTGACCGTGACGTAGGTGGCGCCAGCGCCTGCGTTGGGGGTGACGGTACCGGCGGCGTTGCCGCCCATCGACAGGATCTCCGGCCCACGTTCACCGACCAGGTAGGACTGGCCGCCCAGCACCGCTCCCCCGGAAGCCCGACCGAACAAGCCACTAAAAAACGAGGTCACGCCGTGCCACAGCGTGCTAAAGAACCCGCCGGAGCTGGTGGTGCCCGTCGTACCGGTGCCTGCGGTGCCGGCGATGGCCTTGGTACCAGTCAAGATCGACCCAATGCCGGACAGGATGGGTGCGATCCAGGTCATGATCTTAACGAACAAGTTGGCGACCCAGGTCAACGCCGGGATCAGAAAGTTGATCAGGATGTCGGAGAACGCCTGGAACAGCGAGATCAAGGTGGGCAGCATGTTGGCGATCAACGGCCCCAGACTGGTCATGAACTTGCCGAACGCGGTCATCCAGTCCTGGATAGCGGCCACCACCTGCGGCTTGAGCAACAGCTGCACCAGCTGTTCGCGCAAGCCGCCCAGTGCCGAGCCGATGGTGCCCAGTCCCGTGTTCAGTACCGGGAAATACACCCTGGACAGGTCGGCGACGTCTTGCGAAAACCCGAGCCAAAATCCTTGCTGGATCACCCCATACAGGTTTTTGAGCTGCGGCTCCAGCAGCCGCACGCTCATCACAGCGTCTTTCATGGCCGGCGCCATGTTGCGCGTCGCGGCCACGAATGCGGCCGGTGAGGACGCACTGATGGCCGTGGAGAAATTCGCCATGGCCATGGTGGCCACGCTGGCGGGGTTGACCAGGGCCAGCAGGAACGACGGGATGATGAACAACACCTTGGCAAAAGACTCGAACACCCCGACGACCTGATCAATAATCGGCTTGAAGTTACCGCCCAGCGCCGAGGTCAGTGCCTTGCCTATGCTCACCACGCGGTTGCCAATACCAGCGATCATGGAGCTGATGGCCTTGGTGGACGTCATCAGTCCGCCGACCGAACCGCGGAAGTTAATCATGACGGTGCGCTGCGGCATGGACATGTCGAGGGCACCGCCTTATTGCTAGGGATTAGCGCGCGGACGAAAACTAGAGGACCAGGCCGCATCACCGGCCTGGTGCGGGATGAATGGGTCACGCAGCGGCGCGCCGAACACGTCGGAGGTTTCGACGCTGGCGTTGGGGTCGGGCAGGAAAAACCCGCCCATCGACGTCGACCAGGAGTCGGACCCGCCCGCGCTGGAATCCCCGGCCATGCTCTGCGCCGGCCCAGCGGTGTCGGGAGCATCGAAGGTATCGCCAAATTCCGCCGCGGCGTCCGGGTCTCCGGTGAGATCGGGCTCGGCGGGAAGCGTTGAGGACCCTTGCCAGGTCCGGGTCGCATGGTCCAGGCCAGTGGTCAGTGCGGTGTTGGTGGTCGACTTGAGCTGGGAGTTGCTGCCAGGCAGCGGGGACAACTCATCGGGGGTCTGGGTCACGTGACCAGTCAGTTGCCAGCGGCGTTGTTCCTCGAGCTGGGAGCTGGTCCAGCCGGCGGCCAGTTCCCGTTGCGGGGAGAACCCGCCGGGTTGCTGGCCCATCGTGGTGCCCATGGAGTCCAGCACGTTTTGTGGCAGCGCGTCGTGCGCGGCCTGGATCTGGGACAGGTTGGCTGAGTCTGCCTCGGTGGTGATGTGATCGGTGTCGTCGCTCACGGGCTCACCTCACCCCGACATCTGGCGGCCTTGCGGGTCGTCTTTGCTGGTGTCGCGCATTAACTCCATTGCGGTGGTGATGGTGCGCCAATCCGAGGCCCACCATTCCCGCATCGGTACTCCGGTGGCGCAGGCTAGGGAGACGATGACCCGGCTCAACGTCCCCTTGGGAAAGGGTCCAGCGCTCGTGATTGCAGTGCCTCCAACAAATCCAGCACAGCGTCCGCGACAGTTTCCGGAGTAGCTTCGTCGGGGCTCATGGCCTTCTCTAAGATAGCCACCAGTTCGTAGCGGTCCAGGCCAGCCGCGGCTGAGGCGGACATGTCCGGTACGACGACCGTGGTCTCCTGCCACTCGGCTAACGGGGGGATCTCCCGCAATCGCTGGCGCTTGATCGCGACGTGCGCAAGAGAAAAATAGTCCGAAGCCGAGGGATTTTCGGCTAGTTTACGCAACGTATTTCGAGGACTGATCTTTTCCCACAACATCAAATCACGCATATCCGCTACGACTTCGTAACGCTCCTCGCCATCTGGGCGAATAATTAGGTGTATATCACCCAACTCAGGCATTAGGCACTAGCTCCGATCGCGCAGATTTCGTAGGTCACCGGAGTGGTACCGGCCGAGTTGGTGATGGCCAGCAGATCCGAGGTCCCGGCCCCGATCACCCAACCCGCTGCGTCGGCCACCCCGGCGACCCACATCGCGGTCTGTCCTGGCCGCAGCGGGCAGGTGTGGGTGGTGGCACCGAAGATGCCGGCCAAGGTGGTGGCCCCACCACCGACGATCACGTTGTTGGTGTTGGCCGCGGATGCGGACACGACCAAGACTTTGAGCCGGGCGAAGGTGAGCACGGCGCCGCTGCTGGGATCCAGTAACCCGCCAGCAGCGAAGTCCAGGGTCTCGGTGGCGCTAGCGGCCAAGGTGCGGCTGTCCCACCACGCCCGGTTAGCCGCGCCGGCCACGGTGCCATCGATCAGGGAGGCGCCATAGGACCTGGACAGGTTGGCCGAGGCGCTACCGATGTTGAGCGCGTTGGTGATGGTGGCCGAGATGGACAGGCTCACCACTGTGGATAACGCCATGATCAGCCCACTCTCGTGAAGATCGGGAGCCCGAGGATCAATAGGGTCTGCGACGTTTCCTCGATGGTGCGCAGATCGCCGCCCACGGTCGGTGCCTTGATGACCAGGTTGCCCGTCCAGCGGACGTGTTCACCGACGATGTCAGGCATGTGGTCGAGCTGGAAAGCGGCCACCGCGCGAGCGTTGTTCCAGAGATACGTGCTGATTCCGTTGGCGCGCCAGTCAGCGAAGAACTTTAGTTGCAGAGCGTAATCGTCGTCCGTTTCAGTCCGGAACTGGCTCACATCGCCACAATAGCCCCACGTTTTGACACCATCTACCGTATTATTCAGAAGATTCCAGTTATTGAGCTGGCAGGAATAGTCCACGCCTGCAATGGTAAAGGTCACGATCTTAAGACGACGCGTGTGTACGGATGTGCCAGTAGGAGTTGTCACGGTGCCTCCCTGAACATTCTAAGAGGCACCAGGCCCCCGCTATGGAATGGGTACGTCTGTCTATACCCTAATGCGATCCGGGTTCCATCATCACCACGATGACGTACGCCGGCAGTGCCCCGGTCGGCGACACATAAGACCCCGCGGCCGCGGACAACACGATGCCCGGCGTGTATTTTTCGATGGCCGCGGTCACTTTAGCGACCATCGACATGAGGTTATTGATCGCGTATTGGCTGACGGACAGGATCAAATATATGTTCCACTGGGTGGACAACACAGCGCCGCCCACGGTCCCGTACCCGTCCCAAGACAACTTGGGTGGCCCGATGACGGCTGCTGGTGGGGACACGCTCTGGCTCACGTCCGGGACCCGCAGCCCGTCCACGGTCAACAGCGCCGCCTGCAACCGGTTCTGAGCGTCGAGCAGGTGATTTTCCAGCGACAGTGGGTCGCTCACGAAAACCCGCCCATGATGCCGAGCTGGGTGTAGATGTCGGGGTCCACCACAGTGATCTGACCGACCCCGGCGTCGCCCATCTGCACCATGCCATCCGGGCTGATCCGTCGGATGAACCAGCGCGCGGCCAACCGCAGTGTGCCCAGCTGGATGTAGGTGGGCACCGTCCAGCCGCCGTGGTAGTCCAGGTCAGGACGATGATCCTGGACCCATTCCATGGCGGCGACCAGGGTCCGTTGCAGGGCTTCGTCATCCCGCGCGGTCAGGTTCTCATCAAGCGTCTGATCGTTTTTCAGCTGCTCGATTGTCAGCCACGTGGGATCGGCCATTACTTGCTCGCCGGCTTATCCGGGGGCTTGGTCTCTGTGCCTGCCTTGGTGCTCACGCTGGTCTGAGTGGTGACCGTGGCGCTGCCGGCCGGCGGCACGCTGACCCCCGGTGCTAGTCCACTACCGCTGGTCTGGGTCGGCTTGGACGAATCCGCCTGCACCATCTTGTCCCGACGGGTGGCCCGGCCGATCGGCCCCTTACCTTTGCCTTCCTTTTCGGGAAGGTCCAGGTCCTCCAAAGCTCGACGGATCGCCTCGGCCCGGTCCCCGTCCCCACCGCCGTAAGCCACCAGCAACTCCAATTCATTGAGCATCTGGCGAGCCAGACCGGCGCGCTGGTAGTTCGGGGAATGGTCCGGGTTGTCCGCCTCGAGATGAGCGGTCGGATCAGGCGCTACCGCACCAGGCGCCTCGGCGGAAATCTCGTCGAGGGTCTTGTCACGGGCCCCGGCCGGACTTGGCTCGCCTTTGGCGATGCCTTCTTTTCTGTCGTCAACCATTAGAACACCTTAGCTCCTACTACGAAGGTAGCCGTAGGCGTACCTGTTCCACCGACGGTCACCAACACCTGGGCGTATAGCGCGGAACCGACATAGGCAAACCCGGTGGCTTGGCCCGTCGCTGTCAATTGAGTGATAGCGCTGGCGGTAACTGATGTCCACGTCGAGTTATCCGGCGATGTCTGCACCACCGCGTCAATGGTCTGCGTAGAACCACCCACGGCCGAAACCACAAGATAGAACTGCACGAAGTTAGCTTGGCCTGGATTAGATATTTCACCAGTACCATAGGTACCTGCTCCACGGACTGCGGAGGTCAGGAGAATATCCCCGAAAACCGGATGCAAAGACATTAGGGTGTCACCTCCCCTTCTGGGAGTTTAGGGTATGGGAAAGCGGCGGGACGCTGAGGGGGCCATCCCGCCGCTTTCGTTCGTTGGGTCTGTTGTTAGCTGGTGGCTGCTCCATGAACGACCGTAGATACTCTGCTACCGATTGCGCGATCACCGGGTTATCCTTGATCTGGCCAAGGCTACGATTACAGTTATCACAGAGGATTCCTCGTACCGAATCGCGACCGTTTGGCATCGCATGATCATGGTCTACGTGCCAAGTACGTCCGTTGTTCTCACACTGACAGATAGCACACCGGTTATCTTGTGCAGCTAACATGTCGTTGAACTCGGCAAGCGTGATGCCGTACTTGCGTTCCAGCCACCAACTACGTGTGCAATCCTGGCAGTATGACGAATTGGTCTTGTCTCCTGCTTTGCGTACCTCGCCACACTTAGAGCACGGAGCCTCTAGACGACCTTTACGATACAGTCGGTAGCACTCTTTGCAGTACGACGGATGTTTTCCATCGCGAGGTTCGCCACATTTTATACAGTTAATGACCGGAACACGGTCTGCCCTACGCGCCTCTGCCTCTTTAGCTTTAATGCTCTGGCATTCGGCACAGTAAGACGGATTTGATCCATTGCGCGGGTTAACTCCACACCGAGAACATAGCTTATCACTTCCTAGAGACCGTTCCCGGTACTCTTTGTTGACCTCCGTCGTGCACGATTTGCAGTATGACGACTTGGCTGTCCGAGGAGCGTCCCCGCATCTGGCACAAGGACCGAGACTAGCTCTGCGGTTGTCTCGGTACTCCCTGCCAACGATCGTCGCGCATTCTTGACAGTAGCTTGGGTTAGTGCTATTGCGTGGGTTCACCTGACAACGAGCACACGGCAATTCATTCTCTAAGTTAATCGCCACACGCTCTTGGTGAATCGCTTCAACACACGCCGTACAGTAGGTGCGATGACGACCATCTCTGACCCCATCACACCGTGCGCATACCGGGGGTAACTTGACGGATTCTCCAGTTGTATCGGTACGACGCGCTCGCACTTCAGCCGCATGAGCTGCACTACGACATTTTGCTGAGCAGTATTTAACGTTAGCGTCAAGTCGTTTAGGTGTGAATAACTGACCGCAGTGCACACATTCTATAGGTTTATGCGCTGCGCTCGGACCACGTTCGCCTCGCATATACGCCGCAGAACATGCTCGGCATCGCGTGCCCTTCTTACCGCGACATGACGGAGGGTACTCCTCCAAGTCCTTAAATATCTTGCAACGTCCACACTGCTGTTGCTGCGGGAATGCATGATCGATATTCTCGGCCACGTCGGCACCGTCCTCATCGGTGTTGACCAGACCCCGGGTGTACCAGCACGCCGGGGTCACCTATGTCCCTGAGTCTACACCTCCTGTAAGAGGTTAGCTACTACTAGATCAGGTACCCATAGTAGATCAAGCAATGCTTGAGCGCCATAACGGAGTACATTAGACGTATAACCCCAGCTCAGAAGGTTGGCGTGGTGAGACCGCTGCCACCGATCTTGCTGAATGCGTTAGTATAGCGACGGAAAGAGTAAGCGAAGTAGCCGTATAGCACTAATAGGACACCAAGCGTAGCCGCCGCAGGCTGCTCACAACGCAGGAAAACGGGCGCGGCCGGGTCCTCCCACAAATGCGCCTCGTCACTCGCCACGACATAGATCTCGTCCTGGTTGCTGTTGGTCGTGGTCAAGATGTTGTTGTCCACGACCGCAACCATCCCGTTGGGCAGGATGCCCCGAGCTCCGCTGCCATACCGGGTGGCGTAGTTCATGCCACCGTGGTTGTCCACCAGCCCAGGCTGGCCGAACAACGGCCACTGACTGGACAGCTGCGACTGGAGCCAGTACCAGCGCCGCGAGTGCATAAGCACGACGTCCGGCTGCGCGAAGCCCAGTAATGCGGCTTCTGCGTTGGCCGCGCCCTGCAACAACTTGGGCCAGCACTCGGTACCTGACGGAGAAGCGTCGGTGTACGTCACAGCCTGGGATACCGCGGACAACCCCGTGGTGGCCTGTGTGATCAGCGTGGCGTCAAGCGCCGTGGCGTAACGACGGAACAGGTCATCGACCACGACCTCTTCAATGCCGGTACCACGCTCAATGGCCTGACGTGAGATGGTCTGCTGACCGGCCGCGGTCTGGATCGACTCGGTCAACAGGGTGTCGTCCATATCGGTGGCCGAGACCGCGTCACCCTCATTGGCCTGAAGGGTCACCGTGCTGGGCGTGGTGATCCGGGAGATGTTCACGGTCATGCCGGCTTCTGGCAGGTCGTGGTGATTGCAGATGTCCGCAAACGGACGCATCGCTGCCACGGCCGGCGCGTACATGTCGGTCAGGTATTGCGGCACGACCAAACCGGTGAAGGCGCCGGTACCCACCGCGCGGGTCACCTGACCTTGACCGTTAGCCCGCTGCATCGCACCCTGAATGGACATGGAGCGTTCAACCTGCTCCTCATGCATGTGCCGGGACAGCCGGTGGCTGGCCTGCGGGTCGGCGAACAGGAACTGACGGATCACGTCTTTGACGAACAGCGCGCCCTTGCGGTCTACGTCCGGGTTGTAGGTCCGCTGCTCACGGGTCACCCGAGCAACCTCGTCGTATTTTGGCAGCGGCACGCCGGTCGGTGAGACGTTGCGCAGTTCCTTGCGGTCCAGCTCGTCCTCGGCCTTGACCTTGTTAGCGTTCGCGAGCTTGACTCGGATACCTTCGATGTCGGCCTTGGCGGCGTCGCGCATCGCGAACAGCTCAGTGACCCGCTGGTCTTCCTCAGGAGTGAGGTGGCTACGGCCTTCCTGGCCGGCGAACGCGATGATGGACTTGACCTCAAGGGAGGCCTTGTCGCGGCGCTTTTGCGCGGCCTCCTCCTCGATTTCGATGCCGGCGATCAGTTGATCAATGGTGCCGGTCGGTGCAGGCATGATTCACTCCGTTCAATTGATAGCCGCCACCTACGGCGGGATAGAGCGCCGCCAAGCGGCATCAGGGGAGATGGAGCAAGGAATTGCCAGGCCCCGACCGGCCTGTTGGTACAGATCAGTTATGCTCGATCTATGATCGAGCCGCCAGCGCCTCTAGAATGGCATCCGGCCTACCGGGAATGGGAGAGAACAGGACTTATCCACTGGATCAACGAACACGACAACTACCAGTACCGGATACATGTACCGTTTCCGTTACGAGTAAATAGCTGGGTAAACAATCCATCAGAAGTAGACCAATGGACTGAACTAGTGCTAACTAAACACAAAGCGTACGGGTGGGCACCTTACGTAGGAAAACCGTTTATCTACGTCTGGTACGTTGCCATAGATCAGTTCAACCGATGGATATCCGGCGAGAGTTGGATCGAGTACCTATCCGACTAGTCGTCGTCTGCCATCAGCGAGCTCCGAATCAACGCCAGACTGCGTCCAGCGCCCAGCCCCGACCCGTTCACAGAGCGATTGGCGCCACCCAGGGATGCTGGTACTGCACCAAGCCGGGATTCCAGCTGACGGGTCGCCACCCGAGCCACGCCGGCCGGCAGCCGGTCGATCTCCTCGAGCACCCGCTGCGCACGGGCGGCAATGCTGGTGTGTGGGTTGGCCCCGAAGTTGACCCCGGACACGTCGCCGCAGTTTAGATCCAGCTGGGTCATGGTGAACGCGGTGCAGTCGTCGTTCCACTCGCCCTGCTCTAGATAGGCAGCGAAGCTCATCTGGTCGATGTGTCCATCGCGCACAGCCAGCGTGAAATCTTTGACGTCGGCGCGGTCGTAGTTACACATCGCCGAGACGGCCAGGCCTTCGGCGGTGGATCTCAGTTGCAAGGTGCCGTTGGTGGTGCGGGCCATGGTCATACCGGCGTGGTTGACCAAAAACGCCACGTCCGGGTTACTGGCCAAGGATTGGTCAAAAGCCGTGCGGGCCACCCGCTCGGTGTAGGGGCCGAACATGTCCCACATTTCATAGTCGCGTTCGGTGACGCTGGCCACGCCGGAGAATTTGGCCCAGAACGACTCGGTTTCGCCGATGCCCTCACCGGTGCAGTCTTTGCAATTGCCTTGCTCGTCGCAGTCGTCGCAGTCACAGGTTGCCCGCTTATGGAGGGTGGCCCGAAACGCCATCGGCGTGGACAGCCGCCGGGACGGCCCCACATCCATCGGGTTGGTGTACCGGGTCAAACGCACGCCGTGCGGAGTGACGTCCCCGTCTTTGATCCGGATGGCCTGTTGCCGGGCGTCCGCCGCTTCCGCACGCGTTACCTTGGTGTCGAGCATGACGTGTTCCTTTCCGCGGCTAGCTGCGGGTTCGTTGGCGTACAGTGCGGCCAGTTGGTCATGAGCGTCCGAGCGCGACGAATGGCAGCCCATGGTCGACCCGTCGCTGTCTTTGATGACGGCCCATTCACTAGCGGCGCATGTTCCCCCGCCTTGGCTGACGGAATAGGGCATTACCACTCCCGCGCAAAGGACACCGTGTGTGGCCCGGACCCGTTACTCTTGCTCTTCGGTTCAGTCCCTGCCGGCTCTGGCTTCTTGGGCGGCTGCGGTGCTGGTGCGGTACCCGGCAACGGCCGCGGCGGGTCGAATTTGGCCATGTCGTCGTAGTCTTTTTGCGTGAACTCGGGCTGGTCGTAGTACTGCACCCGCGCTTCGTTCTGGGTGAGGGTTTTAGCTTCGATCCGGTCGTTTATCATCTTTGTGCGAGAGCTGGGGTCCATTTTTAGGAGACCTTCGACATCTATCTGCACGTATTGATTCATGGGCAGCAGCTTGTTAAGCGCGTTTTCCCC